TAGAGCTACCCTCAAAACTCCAGTTACATTTGGAATCAGAGATAGCTCTTGAGGCAAATGACCTGGGCGACGCCATGGCCTCGCCTGATATTTTTAATTCCCCGCCACGGCTGGGAGAAGGAGTAGAAAATGGCTGAAGAAATGCCTCAAGAAGTAGCCGCCGCTATTATTGATAGAGTGGCTTCAAACCAAATGGGTGTAGACACCGCACAAACCCCAGCCCCCAAACAGGCTGAAGAAAAACCCACAGAAACAGAAAAAGCTGTAGAGGAAGGCTCTCCGAAAGTAGAGTCAGATGCTATGGCAGAAAACCCAGTGCTTTATAAAATTTTGATGGGTCAGGATGCGGACGGTAACGACGAGTATCGTGATTTGTCTCCAGAGCAAATTTCTTCAACATTAAAAAGATACGCGGCTCTGAACCATAAGAACGCCGAAATGAAACCAGTTAATATGGTTATAGAAGCGGCTATCAAGAATGGCCTCGCCAAAGACCCTTTGGATGCGGCGCGCCAACTTGTTAATCTTATGAAGGCTGGCGACAAGAACACGCAGTTGGGTGACACTGATGGTACGACAAACGTGGCGTTGAAAGAGCAAGCCCAAGAACCTGGTGATATGTTTGCGCAGTACGAGGAAGACAACGCAATCTCCCTCCCACCTGGCTACCGTGAAATGATGGCGGCGTTGCCCCAGATTACGCAACAAAACCAACAGTTGATGCAAGCAGTAGAAGGAATGATGCGAAACGCTCAAGGCTCTGCACAGCAAGGAGCGGAGTTGGCCGCAAGCGGGATAGCCGACAAAAGCTCCGCAATGGCCACGAGAATTTCTAACAACCTTGACCGCATGGCTCAGAAGACTGGTTTGGGCGAAGACCAAGCAGAGGATTTTAGAATCTTTGCTTTTGAGCGCGGCTACACTTCTGAAGATTTCCTTGACCCACAGTTGGCAATGAAGGTCGGCACTGACTACAAAAACAGTATCGAGTCTGGTGACATGGAGCGTCTAAGGGAAATTGCAAAACGACGCCAAGCCTTCACAGGCACAGTTGGCAATACGCCGCAATCAGAGATGGCTTCTGAAACAGGCGTAGAAGCTGAGGGCGACCCAACTCTAAATAGGCTTGCTGGTCAACGCAGAGTCTAATTTAAAAAAAACTTTAAAAGCGGGACGAAAACGTCCCGCTTTTTTTGTTAAATTATTTATATGGCGCTACGGCCCCTGTTTACTAAAAAGAGTTAAGACCCTAAGAGATGGTAAATTCCTCGGTGGGTGAGAGACTCAACCAAAATCTGTAACTACCTAATGCCGAAAGTGAGGATACTATTATGGCTATTCAAGGTGTGCGCGGAACTGGTGAGTTTTCATCTGATTTCCGCCCTAAAAACTACCGAGAGTTATTTACTCTCCTAGAGCCGAACGGTAACGCACCGCTCAACGCTCTGTTGTCTTTTGGTTCATCCGAGTCTACGGACGACCCAGAATACAAAAACTTCCGCGATGAACTGCCAGAGCGGACTCTGAAAGTGAACGGCGCTGTAGCCAGCACTTCAACCACAAGCATCACCATTGACGCTAGTGACAACAACAAGTTTGCCGTAAACGGCGCAGTTGTGGTCAACAGTGAAACTGGTGAAGTTATGCGTGCTTCCGCTGATACAACAGGCACAACGCTGACTGTTGTTCGTAACATCGGTGGCACAACTCACCAAATCGCAGATAACGCAATGCTGTTTGTTGCTGGATTTGCCGCGGCTGAAAACGCTGATGTCGGAACCGCCATCACGTTCGACGCAACGGTAGCTTCCAACTTCACTCAGATTTTCCGTACAGCCTTCGGTGTGTCGAACACATTGAAGTCAACCTATCTGCGGACTGGTGATAAAGAAGATGAAGCGATGACCAAGGCTCTCAAGTTGCACATGAGTGACATTGAGCGCGCCATGTTCTTCGGCAAAAAAGCTGAAGAGAGTGGTACATCTGCTACTCCTCGCCGCTACACTGGCGGACTGACTACCTCACTCACAACTGTCATTGATTGTAACAGTGACATTGATGGTGACGGTACAATGAACGAGGCGCAGTTTGATGAGCAACTCATTCAAACCATCTTTAAGTTTGGTTCAACCGAGAAAATTGCATTTGTGGGCTACAAAGTAGCTTCTCACCTGCAAGAGTTCGGCAAGAACCGTTGGCGTCCAGAAAGTGTGCAAGGCACGTATGGTGTAAACCTTACACGTTACAGCACATTTGCAGGCGACTTGATGGTACATCTGCACCCGCAGTTCCGTCAGGTTCCAGGTATGGACAATGCCATGGTGATTGTTGACTTCCCTTACCTGAAGTATCGACACCTCGAAGGTCGGGATACATCCCTCTTCGAGAACCGTCAAGGTAACGGTGTAGACGGAGTTATCCATGAGTACCTGACCGAGTGTGGTCTGGAACTCCTTCAGGACAAAACTCACGCCTACATTAAGAACTGGTCTTCAAACGCATAAGCGGACGACCATATCCTTGATTGAGGGTAACTTAAGGGAGTGTCGGAAACGGCACTCCCTTTTTGTTAGGAGCAGAGTTTATGTCAGAAGAAAAGAAAACCCCGAAAACTAAAAAAACTGCGGAGCCAAAAGCTCCCGCCAAACCTACAACTGTTATTTTTAGAAGCGCTGAACCAGAAGCTACGCAGTTTGAGATACGCGGCGAAAACGCATCGCGTTGCCAAGATGGTCGCATTGAATGGGAGTTTGGCGCAGAAGAGGCTGAGTTTGTTCGACGCCACGCTCACATTGAAAGTGGTCGCGTCGTAGAGGTGTAAGATGGCTTACTACAATTCAGACGGCACTGTGTATGGGGGCGACGTTCACACGATGGCCGATGGTCGGATTATGACTGGCGCTTCCCACGACAGCGGTAGTGTGCAGGTTTTTGTCACCAACCCAAAAGAAGACAGCACATCTAACCCACACATTACAAATGAGTTTTCGCCCCTAGAAACTATGGTGCTACAGGCTGTACGCAGGTTTGGTGATTTCAATCCTGGAACACTATCTGGAGACGCCGCGCTAATGTTTATTGAATTTGCAAACATGGTGATAGATGAAATTCGGATGCACCCATACTGGGACGGCAGTGAGTTAGATTATTACCAGCACTTGTCAGACGTGCGCAAAGTGCCAGACGTAATTATGGTTGGCGGTTTGCTATATCACTACGCAACACAACAAGGCTCAGAAAAAAGCCAACAATTTGCGTCTAGCTTTATTCGTACAATTGGCCAGCAGTTGTGGCGACGTCTCAATGGAAACACCGCTATTCAAATGCGCGTCACAGATGAAGGTAGTAATAAGCGTAACCATCAGGGCCAAACTAGCAAATATAACGGCACAACAAGATGACAAGCACCTTTAAGTCACCATCAGGTATACCAAGTAAAAGCGTAGCCTATGAAAACTTTCAAGGGCTTGATGTTTCACGTGATAGAACTTCTTTAGATACAGGTAAGAATCAACACCTTTCTGTGTGTCAAGATTCGTTCTGCGACTGGCGCGGACAAATTACCCGCGACCCTGGGTGTAACTACTTAAAAGGTAGCAGTCCCGTTAATGCTGTAAACTTTTATTCTAAAGACAAAGTGGTGTATGCAGAGCAAGATGGCGCTGGCATCAACCTTGTCAGTGAAGATGACCATATTAAGGAGGGAGCTTTTCCCCTTAACAGTGTTATCACAACCTCGGTGTTCAACAGACGTATCCATTTTTTTTCGCAAGATAACCCGCCAATTTACTACGATGGGACAAACTATAATTTTAATGCCAGCCCAGCGCTAGACAAGCTACGCCCTTCTTTTTCAACGTCCGTATCACGGCGGTTGTGTGTTGCTGGAATCAACGGCAGAGAAACTACTATTGCAATCTCACGAGTAGATAATGATGAAATATTCCCTGACGACGAGCCTATTGACAGTGTTTCTGTCCTCCGCGCTGGCAACATTGATATATCAAACCAGCTTGGTGCATCCGAGTCTATTACTGGCTTATCTAAATTCGAGCAAAGCCGATTGGCTGTTTTTACAACTGACCGCACTCTCATCTTTTTAATTGATACAGATATAGGTTTGTGGGCGCTTGATGATAAAGCGTCTGTAAATGTTGGTTGTGTAAGTCATGCAACTGTAAAAAGCGCTGGTAGTGATTTGTTATTCTGTTCTCGCTCTGGGGTGCATAGCCTAAGACGCTCCGCGGAAAACGGGCTGACCATCGAGGGCGAATCTTTGTCGTTCAAGATAGACACCCTATACAGAAACCTAGTTTCCTCAGTAGAAAACCCAAAAGATATATCCGCTGTCTATGACCAAGACATGGGGCAGTACCATATTTTCTTCCCACAACGCGGTGGTTTTTTAACTAAGCGCCTAACTATGACCTTGTTCCCAGGCATAGACCCCAAGTGGTCTACGGGTACTTTTTTAAATGCGCGGTGTGGCGCGGCTCTTGGTGGGCGAATAGTTTTTGGCTCAAGTGGCGGTATTTATGACATTAAAAAAATTGAAGAAGAAGCCGAAGTACATCCTGACATGGTGGTTAAAACCCCAGTTTTATGGCACGGCTCATTTACTGATACCAAGTCAGTGCATGCTGTCCTCATTCAAGCCACGGGGAATGGGACGGCCCTGCTGGAAGTTACTGATGATATGGAGCAGGTAATTCATTCAGATACATTCGAGATTAGTGATAGTGGGGACGACAATAACTACCCTGATGTTCCATTATCTAGGCAATATGAACGTAAGTTTGCGGGCCGCTATAGAGGGGCGCAGTACAAACTAACAGTAAGCGGAAAAGGTATTTGCCGAATTATTGGGTTTGGCGTGATTCTGAGGAAGAGCTAATGGCAAGGTTAAGACAACAAAACCCACAAAACTATGTGGCAAGTAGCAATATCAACGCTGAGTTTGAAAATGTTATTAGGTATCTGAATAGCGCAGAACTTGGAGAAAAAACTCTTGGAGAGCTTCTCAAGGTTCTGTTCACCGAAGATGGTGTTTGGCAGGGTCCAATTGAGTTCCGTAATGATAGCTCTGCTGGCATCCAATATCGCGTTGGCTCTTACAATGACACCACCACAGGCTGGACAACCCTGGCTACGCTCGACAGTCTGCGCGGCGCAAGCGGTTCAGACATTGGAACAGTTGGTGCGCCAATCATTCACACCCGTCAGGATACAGTAGCTACCTCTGCTCAAACCGTTGTTAACTACGCGCATGACACCACAGACGAGCTATTAGTTTACGTAAACGGCTTGTTAAAACGCTCTGGCGGCTCAAATGATTACACAAGTAGTGCCGCAGGAAACACGGTGACATTTAACTCTGGCCTGACTGCTGGCCACATTGTTACCATTTACAAAATTCGAGCAACTTCGATTACTGGTTTCACACGCTCTGATACAGTTACCACT